ATGCTGAACCATATGCGTCATAAGTATTTGTTGTTACAGATATTGCACCTGTTGTGTCATTGTAAGAAAGACCTGTTCCAAGGTTATCACCAATAGCATCTTGTGCTCTTTCGTCTGTGAAGTAAAGGTTTGTACCTTCTGAAAGATCAGATGTTGTAGAACCTGCTACACCGTTTTCTGCAGTGATAGTAAGTCCTGATCCTGTTCCTGTAATTGTAATATTTGAAAGTGTTGCACCAGTCAAAAGGCTTGCTGCTGAAGCCTTAGCACGAACATCTGTAAAGTATTGTGCTGTTCCTTCTGCTATATCGTCTGTGTCAAGTGCATCTGCGTGTGCAATTGCTGCTGCTTGTGCTGCATCGGCTTCTGCCTTGGCAAATGCTGTAGTTGCTACTGCTGTTGTATTATTTCCAGGAGATTGAGTTGTGGCAATAGTTCCAGTTGGAAGTGTTGGTGTTCCAGTAAATGTTGGGCTTGCAAGTGGAGCCTTAAGACCAAGATCTGTTGTAAGACCTGAAATCTTAGACTGAGCAATCTCAGCAGCAGAGTTAATATCTGCATCTACAATTGTGTCATTAGCAATCTTTAGTGAAGTTACTGCGCCGTCTGCAATTTTAGCAGATGTAATTGCTGATTCAGCAATGTCTGCTGTTGCAATTGTTCCATCTAAAATCATTCCAGAAGTAACGGTTGCTGGAGGTAGTGTTACTATACCTGTAAATGTTGGAGAATCAATAGGAGCCTTTAGGCCAATTGAGTTTGTAATTGTTGTAGTAAAACTAGCATCATCATTAATTGCTTCTGCTAATTCGTTAAGAGTATTAAGAAGTGCTGGAGCACCGTCTACAAGTGCTGCTACTGCTGCGTCTGCGTATGCTGTTGTAGCAATTTGTGTATTATTGGTTCCTGCTAATGCTGTTGGAGCAGTTGGGGTACCAGTTAATGTTGGAGAAGCAAGGTTGGCCTTGAGATCTAATGCTGTTTGGGTTGCAGTAGATACTGGCTTATTAGCATCGGAAGTATTATCTACGTTTCCAAGACCTACATGTGTTGCTGTAACACCAGAAACTGTACCTGTGAAGGTTGGTGAAGCAGTTGGTGCTTTAGTATCAATCTGTGTTTGAATTGCTGAGGTAACACCATCAACATAGTTAAGTTCTACTGTAGAAAGTGTTGCTCCATCAAGAATATTGAGTTCTGATGTAGATACTGTTGCTCCATCAAGGATGTTAAGTTCTGTAGAACTTGCTAAAAGTGCAACATTCTCGTTAATCTTTGGTGATGTTAATGTTTTGTTTGTAAGAGTTTGTGTGTTGGTTGTTCCAACTACCGCACCTGTTGCGCCATGGGCTTCTGTAAGGTTTGCGTGTGTTGTTACATATCCTGAAGCAGTTGATTCTGCTGCGGACTGGGCTGATGCTGCTGCACCTGATGCATCAAACACACCTGACTTAATATTTAATTCGCCAGCAACAACTTCCATCTGTGTTGCTTCAACAGATGTGATTAGTGTTTCTCCACCAATAAGATCAATGATGTAGTTATCTGATGCTTCATTCTTCGTAAGAATGTCATTGCCTGCTACTGTTGCTGTTGATCCTTCAACAATCAGTCCTTGCTTAATCTTAAAATCTTTATTTACTGTTGCCATTTTTATATCTCCTTAGTTATGCCTTAAGTCCAATTCGTGCGTAACGAACTGTGACTGGCCGAATCGCAGGATCTGGAGTGACTGTAATAGCCACGGTATTTCCAGTGCGAGAGACATTAATGGTGCCAATATTCCCATTCGTGTCGATTGTTCCATATTCGCTAACAGATACATTTGTACCGTCAACGAGAATTGTTAATTCAGTTGCGTAGAACTTGTTGTCCCCTGCTGAAGTTTTTGCTATTGAAATAATATACTTCACCATACGCCAAACTGTTGCATCAAAGTCATCAATAACAGTTGCAGTCTCAAGACCTGATATTGTAGTTTCATTGTTACCTGCTGAACCAAGTTCTGTTGCTTGAGCAGTTGCAGTATCAATTAAATCAACATAGTCTGCTTGAGTAGGTCTATCACCTGTTTGGAACAGATTTTTTACATTTGCAATTGATATCTTAGCCATGCTGTAATTATAACACCCCTTTTAATAATCTTATTAGAGAATATAGTTGCTATAGCCAATTACTTGAAGTGGAATTGCTGGGGTATTTCCTAAACCAATAGCCTGTATTTGTATTGCGCTAAACTTAACTCTAAACGGCAAAACCTCTGTTATAACTGTTTTTCTGGCAAAGTCTTCTATTTGAACTTCTGGATAATCTATTGGAAAGATTCTCTCTGTTTTGTTTTTTAGATTGTCAAGGATTACTGCTGTTGCCATTAATCTGTTACATCTTCAAGGATCTTCATGCTACCCTGAGCAACTGTCCAGACTCTTGTAGGATCGCTAACTTGAATATCAAAGATGTCTCCTGTCTGCAAAACATTAGATTCTTCTGCTGTAAGCCAAACTGTAAATTCTCCAACCAGGTCATCTTCATCTGCTTCTGGGTGTAAAGCCATAATGGTTACAGCGTTATCTGTAATAACTCCAGGAGTTGAAAGAGGTCTTTTAATCTTCATAGCAATATCCCATTCAGATCCCGCACCTTTTAGAATCAAAGGCACCTTTGCATCATCAGTTACATAAACCTTAAATCCAGAAGTATCTCCACGAACTACAGTCCAAATAACTGTTGGTGGTTTATTTCCTATATCGTAAGATGTCTGAGATCCTCTTAAAGTTGCCATTTCTTTATTATATCATGACAAACCGTCTCTGAGTGCTCCCCAGGTACCGTTTCCTTTTGCCTCTACTATGACTATGCCATTTACGTTATTTGCATATGCACATATGCCAACTGCTGCAGATCCTGTTGATGGTCTAACATTTGTTAGGCCTCCAGTTTCTCCAACATATAAAACCTCGCCTGCAACAAAACTTGAAGTATTTAAACCTTCCATAACTCCAGCAACAACAACTACCCCATCATCTCCGTTTGGAGTGCTGTTTTTTAGTAGCCCTAATATTGGAGATGATGTAGAGGGAAGTGCTTTTGCAATTGTTGTTTTTGCTGCATACCCTGTTGCATATACTGGTACTCCAGCACCTATTGTTGCCCCGCTATTATTTTTTACATTAATCTGAAAATATGATACTCCGTAGGCTGGAAGTATAGCATCAAGAGATTCTGCTAATTTTTTAAAGTCTCCGTGTACGTTTACTGGTGAATTTTCCAGGGGATATTTAACTCCCGTTGCAGAAAAGTCATATGTAGTCATAATAAAATAATTATACACCCAAATTTGACTTTCAGCCGAAAATCATGTTATACTTGTCAGTAGACACCTATCAAGGTGTTATTGTTTTCTAAGGAGGAAACTATGATTAAATTTATCGAAAGAAACAAAGAGATCATTAGCACACTCAGTATCGTAGCACTTATCAGTGTATTTTCTAATGCTGCTAATGCTACTCCAGATTTAAATACGAAGAATAACCTTAGCCTGAAACAGGCTCAAACAGTAGATACCACCTCGAAAGAGGTTTTTTTGGTTTCTAAGGCTAAAAAGTTGGAGAGTTTTGAAAATAAGGTTTCTCTAACTGATTTAGAACTAAAGGAACTTCTGTCCTTAGTAGGCTTCAAGGGTAAAGACCTTGTAGTCGCTTGGGCAGTTGCTAAAAAGGAGTCTAATGGGCGACCACTGGCTTTTAATGGCAATCACAAGACTGGTGACTCGTCTTATGGAATGTTCCAAATTAATATGATTGATTCCCTTGGTCCTGATCGTAGAACAAAGTTTGATCTTGACTCTAACGCTGACCTTTTCAATCCCGTCAAGAATGCAGAGATTGCATACTATATGACAAATGGGGGAGACGATTGGTCTTCATGGAAGGGCATTACTCCAAGGACTAAAACTTGGATGGCTAAATTTCCTAACTAGTTTCTTCTTGGTGGCATACCAAAACCACGGTTTTCAATAACCACATGAGAAGAATAGTTTGGTATAAAAATTAAATACTTAGAAGAAAGCCCAGTATGTTTAACAAACTGCTGGGCTTTTTCTATTGGTACATCTAGTTGTC